CTGTAAGGTAAATCTGAAATAGATCCTAAAATATTTAAATTGGTATTAGTATCGGCTGATGCAATGATATCCAAATTTGATACAGCACTGATTACACTGGCCTGGTTGCCGGTAGCACCAACATCAATCCAACCAGTGCCTGTGGTTAAATCAATATACAGTTGGTTGTTAGCAGATGATTGATCTGTTTCAATTGAAGGCACTGCATTAGCAATTTCTGATACAATTTCATCAGTAGTCCATTTTGACACTACTATTACCGAATTAGCTTCAGGAATACTAGTTGATGTTAAATCAATATGTAAGTCTGTTCCGGCGGTACTAACAGTGTAAATTGTATTACTAATCGTTTCTGGAATATTATTGATATTAAATTTAGTAACCACTACATTTTCGGCAAGTACTGGTGTTGATTTTGTACTTGGCAGTGAAAGTGGTGTGTTAGAATTCAGAATAGACAAATTTGAATTTGTACCATCACCAACAACACTTTCAGTTTCAGCAAGTTTAAAAACAACTAATCTAGTATTAATATCGCTCTGTGTATGATTTTGTGCATTTAAAAAATTATTAACCTGCACCATACGATTCTTAGAATCTTGATTTCCACCGCCAATATACAGCTCTCTAGTATCAAGAGCAAACCCTAGTTCACCTTCAGCAAGAGGTGTTGGCAGATCAGCTTTGTTTCCTCTTCTGTTTTTTAATCTTACATATGTAGTAGTCATTTGTTTTTACCTTAACATTACTATTTAGCGATTTTGTAAAACTGTTCTACTTTGTCAAGCCACATGTCTATATAACGGTTAAATTCGCTTTTTTCTACTAAAAACTGCTGGTATTCACCGCTGTGTGACACAATAAAAATTACGCCGGCTTGAATATCTGTGCCATACACTTCATTGTGTGCTAACGCATAAGCGGCACATTGCATAAAATAATCTTCAATCCATTCACGTTTTTTAACTTTTCTAGAAGTTTTAAAATCGCCAATAACAGGCTGACCTTTATAGACACATACCATATCTGCTGTGCCGGCATATAAATTAGGAAAACAAAGATGCTGTTCAATACCCCATACTTCGTTTATGTCCTTCATTCCATTTTCAATAATAATATCACTGAGTTGCTTGGCTTGTTGGTAAACAAGATTTCCGCCGGTGGGGCGAGGTTCGCCGGTGATGTAATTTTCTAAATGCTGATGAGTAACTGTTCCTAAGTTTGCTGACTCAGTCACAATACGCTGTGCTTCTGCTTGTCCTACTCGCTTCTTCCACTGATTGAGTGCTGTCATATCTTTGGTAGCACTCAGAATTGTAGTTACACTTGGTACTGGATTATTATCCTCACCTACGTAATATCTTTTACCTTCTATTGTGGTTCTTTTAAAATTTTTATATGGAAATTTTTCTACTAGTAATGACACTTTTAAAGATCTCTATCAATGGTTTTTTTAGCCAGTTTTGAAACTGTTTTTTCATTATCCATTGTAGCATCTTTTGAATATTGTGTCAAGTTATGATCTTGTTGTAAAACAATCTTGTCTTGATTAATACTTTTAACCAGTTTCATATTTTTTACAACATCTGCTAAAGAATTAGGAGTCACGCTATAGCCTAATTGATTTAATTCTTTAACTAGACTGTCAGTTGGTATTTCAGTTTCTCCTGATGCCAACATACTCATTAACAGATTCATAACATCTGCCTGGAGTTTATCTACATAGTTTTCAGTAATTTCGTTGATACGCATTATGATTTCTTGGCTCTGCCAAGTGGTTCATCTACCGGACCTGATGCTGAATCATCACCAGCAGTTTTTTGATCACTGTCTGGAGAATCTAATTCTAGTGAATCCTGTCCATCAAGATCTAAATCATCAACATCATCTGTTGCATCATCAGTATCCATTGTTGAAGCTGGCTGTTCACCTTGAATTTTTAATACTTCGTTTTGTGCTTGTTCTTTGGCTTGTCTAGCACTGTCTAGCATTGCTGAAAGTGTATCGTTCATTGCAGTGTTAAACTGTGATGCCGCATCTGCACCAAATTCGTATGTCATTTTGTCAACAATTGCACCTAGTGTTTCGTTTTGCATTTTACCTAGGTCTTCAATCATTCCTTGAAATTCATCTACTAATTGCTGACTTGCTAAAACTGTTTCTGCTTTTTCTAAATCATCAGCCTCTTTAACAACTTCTGTGCTTTCGCCCATTTCTTCATCACCTGATATTGGTGATTCTTCGCCATGTGCATTTCCGCAACCGCACGGTGTTTCACCGCAACCACAGTCGTCATTGTCTTTATTCTTCATCTGATCAACCATTTCATCCGGCACTTGTCCTATCATTAGTACAATTGCTTCACTGAGTAAAATGTTTTTAGCATACTCAGGATGTTGATGATACGAATTAAAAGGTAAGCTGTGTTTAAGTTGCTCTCTTTGTGCGTCTAGTTCTGATTTGACTTGATATAGTTTTTCAACTTCTACTTGGTCAAATACTTTAAAGCCGTATGTTTCTTCTAACCAGCGATTTATTCTGGAAATTTTAGATTCATATTGTGTTTGTAGATCATTTAATTTCATAACATTTTTATTTATGCTTGATTGGCATTTATCTTGTGTTTGTATTGTGCATTAACCACTTGTTTAATCACTTTAATCTGGTCTTTTAGCTTATTTATTAGTGATTTTGTTGTTAATATTTCAGATTCTTCTGTGTTTTTATCATGTAACTTGTGTCTGAGTTCTTTAATAGAGTTAGACACTTGCTCATATTGAGTATTTTGTGACAATAATTCTTTATTCTGAGGAGCAGACTTTGTTAATCCTTCTATTGAATTTAACACCAGTAAGTATGCTATTTCATAGAGATATATGTTATAATACACTTTTTTGTTTGCTTGTAAATCAGTGATGTTATACAGTATCTCATAATCATCAAATTTTATCAAATACTTGTCAATTATAACACCATCATCAACTTTGGTTGTTGTGAGTGCTGTGGTAAAATCTTTGTTGTTTATATTTCTTTTGACAGCAGTTTCAACTAATGAATCAATTTTGGATAGTGCGGCTTTGGTTTGATGAATTCTTTGTTTGTTATCATCTTTGAGTTGTTCAAATCTAGAAATCTCATTTTTAATATGTTGAATATAACTTTCAGGTAAACGATTATGTCTATACAATACCATAGCAAATTTAAAATGCTCTAATGCCTCTCTAGCAGTTGAATATTGTGGGTAAGGTTTATCTTTGTTTTGTTTGCTTGTGCTATATGCTGTTTTCATTGCCAGTACTTTCCATGTCTAATATATCTTTTATATGTTCTATATTACTTGATTTTGTGCTAGAAATCAAGTTCAAATAATCCCCTAAACTTAATGTTGATAGTTTATCAAGAATTTGCTTTTCAGGATATCCGGTAAGTCTACTGATTTTTTGACTTATTAATTGTTTTTTGTCTAAGTCTTCAGCAAGTTTTTGAATATCTTTTTTAAAATCTGACATGTTTATTATCTTCTGGCTTTGTTCAAAGCGGCTACTCTTCTAGATGCCGCATTGTATTTTTTTGTAAATTTAATTTTTCTTTGTAATCTAGCACCCATTCTGGCTTTCATTTTTTTCATAGTCATACGTTTTTTAATATCTAAAGGCGCAGAGCATACACTTGGATTTGAAACTATTCTTCCTTTTTTACGGCCAAAACTACAACGATATTTTTTAACAACCTTTTTACCGGTTCTACCAAATATCATTTTGGCTTCAGTTACATCAATTAAATCACTGATTAACATTATTTTTTCAATATCCTTGGTTTGGCTTTTCTAGATTTTTTAACTTGTAAATTTAACTTTCTAGCAATTTTGCTAGAAGGGTTATATTTTTTAGTCAAAGAACTTCTTTGTTTTTGTATTCCACCCAATTTGGCTCGAGTGGCTTTCATGCTTTGTCTTTTTTTGATATTAAGTGGTGCTGAACAAGTGCTTGGGTCAGCAACTATTCTTCCTTTTCTTGGACCACTTTGACATCTATACTTTCGTTTTACACTCTGTTTGTATTTTCCGTATATTTGTGGAGTACTTTCAATAATCTCAAATATTTTCATTTAGACAACTCTTCCAAACACTGTTGTTAATAGTATAGTCATTAGAGTAAAAAACATAGTACCAGCAGTCCACATGATTATTTTTTCAATTTTGCTAAAACCTTTTTCCATTTTTTCTTCAATTTTATCCATGTGTGCTTCAGCACGATCAAACCGTGCATTAATTTCTTCGTGTCTTTCACGACTCAAAGCCACATGAACTTCAAGATTTGAAGCTTCTAAACTACTATGTTGATTTGATTCTGGTATCTGATTGGTTTTTTGCTCCATTATTACTCCTTAAATTTGTAAATCCATGTATTTGTATTTACTCCTTTTGTATTTAATATTCCACCAAACAAAATCAAATCATCTAACCGATTTTGTAATATTCCTACTTCATTTTTTTTGTATGCAAATAAATTCACATGTGACACACCAAATATAAACTCATAGCAATTTTTGTGTTTCAAAGACTGTGTTGGTTGTGTAAAAAACAGTATTTTATCATACATTAGTATTAACTGTTTAACATGATCAAAATCTTTTTCACTATCTGTTTCTGTAACTTCGTTATATGATAAAGGAATTGTTGTGCATAATTTATAAATTTCTAAAGACTCAGACAGCTGAATATAGGTGTTTTTTAACGAATTGTACGAATACATATTAACTAGTTTTTGCCCCGGTGGCAACTCTTTTTGGTAAATTTTGTTGAGACCTATACTTGTCTGCTAACTGTCTTTCTTTAATCATATCTTGTAAAATACTGTATAGTTCACTACGTGGTGCACGGTTTCGAAGTGATTGTTGCAAATGTATAATTACATTATACTTTTCTTTTTGCTTTAACTTTCTATAGTCACTAATTAATCTTCTAGATTTTTTAAGTTTAGAGTTTGATATTGACAATTCTTTTTCAAGTCGAATTAAAAATCTTGGAACATCTTTTAATGAATCATTTTTAAGTTCAACTAAAATTTGTTTCAAAGTAAAAGAGTTTTTACTTAATCTTTCTATATATTTTTTACTTGCTACCTCATCAGCAAACTGCACAATTGATCCAGTTCCAAAAAGACTATGTGTTAACAAATATAAATCAGTTCCATTTGTTCTAAAAAAATCAAAATTATTATAACTTAAAGTTCTACTGGAATATTGTTGTGACATTTTTTTGTATTTGTATTCATAATACATAACCAATAAAGATAAAATATATGTATATACAAGTTCACCAACTTGCGATGCTGTGTGTTGGCCTATATCTTGTCTTGTTCTAAATGCACGACTTTCAGTGAGTTGATTTAATAAATTTAAACTTAATCCTTCTTTGGCAAAATTCTTTCTTGAAAAATCTAATCTATCAATAATTTTAACTGCATTACCAACATGATCTACTGCAACAAAACCTTCTTGATCTCTAACAACATATTCTTCGCCGTTTTGATCAAAAGCATCAATGGCTTTAATGTTTTTTAGTTTTTGATAGAGTGTATTTTTGATTGCTGTTAGTTTTAGCCATAAACTATACCATGCTTGAATTTTATCTTTGTTTGCAAAATAATTATTTTTCCATTGTTCTAATGCTACTAATTTTCTTTGTCCGGCTGGTCCTTCTCTACCTGTTTTTAAATTTTCAATTTCTTTTTCAATTCTTTGCTCATAGTCGTTTGCAAATCCATTAAAAAAGTTTGCAGGATCTTGTTCAATTGACCCAGCTCTCACCATTTTATTATGATTTGCGTGAATTAACTCTTTTAACTTTTTAGCAGGAATACCTGTGGATTCAATCCAACTAAAAACATCTCCGGATTGACTCAAATACTTTTCAGCATCTTGAATAGCATTTTGTACTGCTTGATACTCTCCTGTTGTTAAATTTACTACGCCTGTAAAATCTTTAATATAAGCATCGTCAAACCATACACTTGAGACTTTGTTAAGATCAGATACATCAACATCAAAACTTGCAGACATTTCTTCCAATGATGTTCCAGAGTAACTTGTGTGAAACACTATTCCAATTTCTGCTTGTTGTATATCTTTGGCAATGTTGCTTGATGTTGGCACAGCATACGTAATTGTGTTAGGTTTGAATGCTATGTATGACTCGCCTTTGTAGTTGATTGTTTTAAGGTCATTCTTTGTAAAAAGCAAATCACCTTGTAATACATTTTTGATTCCTAATTTAGATAATTCTGTAAATGCAACTTTTAACTTTTCTCTCAGTCCGCTTTTGTCTTGTACTTCACCTTGCTTTGTAGTATCAGCATGATTTGTATCAATGTCTTTGATGCTTTTATTGAGCTTGGCATCTTTATTAAAAACTGCTTTTGTACCTACAAAAAACTTTCCATCGCTAGGATCTGTTCCACAAAAAATTGCAGGTGATCCATCCCACTTGATAGTGACATTGAATTTTTTAGGACTACTTGATTTGGCTAATTCAGTTAAATTTTTTAAAAAGTCTAAGGCTCGTAATGCACCTGTTTTTCCTTGAAACAGTGCTAGATCTTCAAGATGTGTTAAATGAAGATTGGTGTTTTCGACAAGTAGATCATTAGCTTTCATTGGACTCGTTCAACTTTTTTATACCACGCTCAAACTTTCTAAAATCTTGTGTTTTAATACTGTTTATAAATCTTTTTACTAAGTCGTCTGCTACTGTTTCATCATATGATTCATAAATCATTTTAGTAATGTTAATTGCTGAGGTAATAACATGGTTAGCACGAGTTTCTACAATAGAATTTATGTCTGTACTAGGTACAACTCTGCTAATTTCATCTAGTATTGAACGTGTGTTTTTTTTCATAATCTTGCCTCATTAATATTTATATAAAAAACAAACAGATTTCTATGTGTTTTATTCTGTATCATCGAAAACCTGGCTTTGAGACCTAATTATATCACGTAATCCTTTGCTAAATTCAGTTTTTTCTGCTACTACAGTGTTTGAATTTTTGTTGTCTTGTACTGTTGCTGTTCTCTTTTTTATAGTTGCAAGTGCTGATTCAGAGCTTGGTAATGATTCATATCCTTGGTCATCTTCATCAAGATCTGTAATTCTTAATCTATCAACATCAAATGCTAAATCAATTTTAGATCCTACACCGCCCGAACTTCTTGTTTTAATAAGCTGAATCTGATACCGTCCTCTTTCACGCATGGCTCTGCTTGTAAAAATACCAATTAGATTGTCTGCTGTGTTAATTTTAGATATACCGCCAGCAATATGGCTTTGATCGTATTCTACTTCTTCAATTGCTCCTCTGTTCAGCTGAGATGCAGTTACCAAAACTATCTGTTGCTCCACAGCAAAATTTCTAAGTTCTTCAGATACAAATTTGTCTTTGATAAACATATCTCCAGGAGAAATTTTCTTGTTTAATGGAAACATCAAGTCTAAATAATCTACTAGTACTATGTCCGGCATTACACCTTTCTGAATTGCAAACTCTTTGACATATGTTCTTAAATCATTTGTATTTGACCCAGATGGCATGTATTTGATTTGGAAATTTCCTCCGTGTTTGGTTTTATACATTTTGACAGCAACTTCAACATCATCAATTTTTTTAAAAATTTCATTTGTAGGAACTTCAGTTACCATAGAGTCGACTCTCATTGCACTAAGTTCTTCACTTAATTCGAATGTAAAGTAGATGACATTTAGTCCTTGCTCTATCCAATTGATAGCAAGATTTTGCAAAAACAAACTCTTACCAGCACCAGAACTTCCTGCAAATATGTTAAGTTCTCCTCTATTAAATCCACCATATAACTTTTTGTCTAGCATTTTCCATCCAGTGGATATCTGACCATTGTTATCTTTGAGTTTCATTAGTCTTAATCTTGGATCTTCAAAATAGTCTGTGCCTAGATCTTTAGTTAAACCTATACGCACTGCTTGTTTAATTTTGTCTTCTACAGTACCATATTCGGACTTTTCTAAAAGATCAGCACTTTCAATAATTGCTTTTTCTAATGCTTTGTGTCTACAAAAAGTTTCAAACTCATCTAAAAACCAGTTGCGTTGGTTGTCATCTAAATCAGGTACTGGCTTTAATTCTATTTCACATTTGGCTTTTACTTGATCAACTGTAGGTAATGACTTGTATTGTTCAGCATAGTCAACAAACATTTCTACTGTATCAAAATACTTCTTACTAAAATACTTTGGATCTATAATATTTCTACATCTTACAAACAATTCGCTGTCTGTAATCATAAATTCTAAAAATAATTTTTGTAAATCGTCTGTGTAAACTGTTGCCATACTACTACTATATTATACTGTTATGTTT